AATACATGGGCGACTTATTCAGATAGAACTCCAGATAATACTGCAACATGGTATGAAACAGATGATGCAACATTTGAGATTACAGGCGTTCAATTAGAGGTCGGGTCACAAGCCACCGCTTTTGAACACCGCAGTATTGGCGAGGAAACTACGCTCTGCCAGAGATATTTTCATATAATAAAAACAGGATCAGGAGAAGAATTTTATCTTGGTCAATTACAAGTTTATGGTTCTGGTTCTTGTCATGGTAAGTATTTTCATTTTCCAGTAACAATGAGAACAAAACCAACTACAACTTTAAGCGGTAATATTACGCCAACTAATTCAAGTGGTAGCTTTACCACTAATTTTTCTAGTGCAACTTTTGATAGAAATTCACCTGAGTTTGTTGGTTCTAATAATACAAGTGGTTCTAGTGGTTTATCTGCTGGAAATACTGCTGCTGTGTCTTTACGAGAAAACAGTTCTATTTCATCTTCTGCGGAGTTATGACCATGATTTATAAATACGTTACAGACAGATTGACAGGAAAAAACCATACAAGCTGTATAAAAAGAATTAATGATGATGGAAGTCAAAGCACAATTCCATTTGACGAAGCAAACACCGACTACCAAGCTTACCTCGCTTGGGTCGCTGAGGGAAACACGGCAGAAGCCGCAGACTAGACAGTTTATAAACTGACCACTCAAACTTGACTAACTACGAGATTAAGTCTATAATAGGCTTAGTTTCGTTTTTTTTATGAACTCCAAAGAATCAAATAACCAAAAAGACCCACTATTAGATGAACTCGCAGAAAGAATCCTAGAAGGCCCAGTTGTTTTCACACCTGATGAAGAGTTTCTTAGAAGAGTATCAGAAAAAAAAGAAAAATAATGTTATAAAAGGAAAATGTATCAAATAGAAAATAACTATCTCTTTCCCACTCAGATAGTTACAGGTCAAATTCCTAATTTTGATAAAATTCAAGAACCTATGATTGATTGGATCGAGAAATATAAATCTGAAAATAATTTTAGTGTCGAACTATCTAATATGGGTGGGTGGCAATCACTTAGTAAGCAAATTTATGAGGATAAAGGATTCAAACCTTTTCAAGAAAAAATTGTTAATTGTGTAAATGCTTTATGTTTAGAATACAAGTTTTTTAGACCTTTAAATATTACTACTATGTGGATTAATGTAAATGACGAAAATTCATATAATGTTAGTCACAGACATCCAAATGCTTTGTTAAGTGGTGTTTTATGGATAAAACAAAGTAAAGAAATGGGTGAATTTGTTTTTGACAATATGGATAATGGCTATAGAGATGCTGATGTTATTTTAAATACATATGTTGATCATTTAATAACTAATAAAATGACACCAATTTATGTGCCGAAATATTCAGATGGTACGATTATGATTTTTCCAGCAAATTTAAGTCATAGAGTAGATATGAATAAGACCAAAGAAAAAAGGTACTCTATTTCCTTTAATATAAACTTTTTAACCAGTTAAGTAAGTGTCACAATAAAGCTGCATAATAGAATCAAATACATTATAATGTTATCAGATACGATAAACTGATGTTTCCAACTGAACTACAAAATGCTGTTGATTATCTCAATACTCTTACAATTAAAGTGAGTGAGTCACATGAAGATGGTAGAGTCAATAGTATTGATGACGAGGATACAATCATTGATCTCTTAGTCGAGAAGTTTGGAGACAACATTGAAACTCCACCACCTCGTTGTTGGTGGGACGTTAAGGTATTCGGTTATCCTCTCAATATCAAATCATCAAAGTTTGGAAGTGCTGCTGATAACTTCTCATCAAAGGCAGCGATATTGTATGCACTTACAGACCTACCAGAATCAGAGGTCACTTGCACATCTTGGAAAAGTTTCCAGACTAAGTTGCAAATGAACTCATCACAAGCAGAGTCAAGAGACTATTATATTATTGTATTGGATAAGACAACAAAGAAAGTATATTTGCAATCATTAAAATCCTTACAAAAACTCACATCAAATGGTAATAACCTACCATTTCAAATCAAATGGCGTGATAATGTAAAACCAGTTGAGAGAACATATTTACAATCATATGATTTTTTAATTGATTCATACAAAGAGTCAGTAACCAAAAAGATCATGTCACATGAGGGTTACGACCAATTATAAAACTGTCACATGGAGGGTTGTTATGCAGCCCTTTTCATGTATAATGAATACATACAGAGGATTTTATGCAACTACGACCACATCAACTTGAAGCTGTATCAGCAATGTTTCGTCACAACAAAGGACAAGTGATTGTTCCGACTGGTGGCGGTAAGACAATGTGTATGATCAATGACGCTGAACAGAGATTCAGATCAACTATTGCTCGTACGATTGTTGTGGTTGCACCTCGTATATTATTGGCAAATCAGTTGTCAGCAGAGTTTCTTGAGTTTATTACTGATGTTGATGTTGCTCACGTTCATAGTGGCGAAACACATCATTTCAGTACAACTAAAACTGATGAACTTGAGAACTGGTATCACAACAGTATCAAGAATATCCTAATTTTTACCACATATCACTCTTTACATAAGATACAAGAGTCACTTGATATTGAAGTTGATACCATTTACTTTGATGAGGCACACAATTCAGTACAGAAGAATTTTTTCCCTGCTACCGAACACTTCTCTCACTTTGCTGAAAGATGTTATTTCTTTACTGCTACACCAAAGCACAGTCGCTCACCTGTCAAGGCGGGTATGAACTGGCCAGAGTATGGTCAAGTGATTTGTCAAGTGCCTGCTCCTAAGTTAGTTAAGGAAGGTTACATACTGCCTCCTAAAGTTGAAGTTTATCAGTCAAGAATACTTCAAAAAGATGAGTTGGTTGCTGATCGTGATTGCGAACAGATGATTGACTCAATTGATAATCTATCTAAGAACAAAGTCCTAATATGTGCCAAGGCAACAAAACAAATAATCAATCTTGTATCTCACACTAATTTCGTACAAGACTTGGCAGATCGTGGTTATTCTTGGATGACAATTACATCAAAGACAGGTGCTATTATTGATGGCGAAAAGGTAGATAGAGAAGAGTTTTTCAATACTCTCAACGCTTGGGGTAAAGACTCCACAAAGCGATTTGTTGTATTACATCATAGTATCCTATCTGAGGGTATAAATGTTAATGGATTGGAGGCAGTTCTATTTCTTCGTAACATGGACTACATTGGTATATCTCAAACCATTGGTCGTGTAATACGTCTAGGCGACGCCACAAAGACGTTTGGATTAGTTTGCATACCAGTTTATAGTAAAGTTGGAATTAGCACTGCTCGTAAGGTACAAGCAGTTGTTGATACTGTATTCAAAGATGGACAACCCGCTATCTCAATCGTCAATAATTAGGACAATGAAAGATCAAAACTCAATAGATGTAACAGAAACATCAACACAAAAGTATGAGAGGGCATTGGATCTCTTTACTGAATCAGTTATGAAACCTGATCACGATTTGCGTGGTTGTGCTCATAATCAAGGTTGTTATGAACAACTTATGGATATAAGAGAACACGTCTTAGAGTATCTTAAAACATTAAAAAAACCAACTTATACTGAACAACAGTATTGGAATGGCGAAGTACCTGATGACCAGTTTGAAGAGTATCTTAACAAATATGGTTATGAATACACACCAACTGTGACAGTTGATAAAGTGTCTCGAAAGGGTCGCCATTGTGACCTCGATGCTCTATAATTAAAACAGGAAAACAAAACTAGGGCGTATGAGAGTTCTAGAGACAACATACTTAATGGTAGTTGAAAACAGTTGCGTTACTCAACTACCGCCTATAAGGTGTATGAGAGTAGTTCTAGACCACATACTTAATGGTAGTAAAATCATTTGCGAACTCAACTACCACCCTTTGTTTTTGTTTTCCTCCGCCTATCATACATAAGTTATGACATTTGTAACTGAAACAAGAACATCAACTGATGTTGCCCGTATTGCTGATGCACTTGAGAGAATTGCAACAATTCTTGAATCAAATGTGCATATCAATATTGATCATGCCCACATTGATGAGATTGACCACAATCACGTTGAGGGTAAAATACACACACATGAGGACAAATGGTAATGGATCAAAACAAAGAAGATTGTATTACTGAAATTGATAACTATTACTGTCAGAGATTGACTGAACTTGTAGATATGAAAATGTTTGCTGAAGCACACTCCATCTTTGAGGAGTTTTCACTTGGCGATGACGAGTCATACGAGTGGTGTTTCCTTAGAATTTTAGAAGATACAACAAACGAATGAAAACTGCATTGATTACTGGCGGTGCTGGATTTATAGCACATCACTTGATTGCCCGCATATTAACACAAACAGATTGGAATATAGTCACACTTGATCGACTCGATTATAGTGGCAATCTCAATCGTCTCAATGATATTTTGCATTATGAATGTACGCCTAATGAAAGAAAGAGAGTTAAGGTAGTATTTCATGATCTCAAGGCAGAATTAAATCCACTTGTAAGGCGAGAGATAGGTAAGGTGGATTATATTCTACACCTTGCTGCTGGATCTCATGTAGATCGTAGTATAGATTATCCAATGGAATTTGTAATGGATAATGTGGTTGGAACTTGTAATATATTAGACTTTGCCAGATCACTCGATAACTTAGAGAGATTCTTATATTTTAGTACAGATGAGGTATTTGGGCCAGCTCCTGATGGTATCAAGTATGAAGAGAATGATAGATATAATTCAACTAATCCATATAGTGCAACTAAGGCAGGCGGAGAAGAATTAGCAGTTGCATACGAAAATACATATCAGTTGCCAGTTTATATAACTCACACAATGAATGTGTTTGGCGAGAGACAACACCCTGAGAAGTTTATACCTATGTGTATTCGTAGAATACGAGATAATGAAAAGGTAACTATCCATAGTGACAGTACGAGAACTGTACCAGGCTCGAGACACTATATACACGCTGATGATGTTGCGAGTGCTGTTCTATTCTTGTTAGATTATAAAGGTAAATTTGAGAAAACATGGGGAAATGCGAAATGCCCTAAGTTTAATATTGTAGGTGCTGAAGAGTTAGATAATTTAAAACTTGCAAAGATAATTGCTCAAGCGCAAGATAAAGAATTAAAGTATGAAATGGTAGATTTTCATTCATCGAGGCCAGGCCATGACTTGCGTTATGCACTTGATGGCAATAAGATGCGAGATTTAGGTTGGACACCTGACGCTACTGTAGTCGAACGCCTACGAGATGTTACAACATGGACATTACAAAATGACCGCTGGTTATGATCCACAAGTTAATGATTATGTCATATGGATTGATAGATCAGGACAAAAACATGAAGGGTGGGTATATTTTAAAGGCGAACCAATACCGCCTCGCCGTGGATTTCCTGATGTTGCAACATACATTACTATTGAAATTGGCACATATTTAAAACCAGATTGTCAATACGAGAAAAATAATCCACATAAAAAGAAACATATATTATTATTATGTTATGAGCAAGATTGGAATCAATTAAAATTAATCAAGAAAAGAAAATCTAAACATGATGATACAATAATATGGACAGCAGAAAAAGGCGATGTATAAAATAATACATGCACATGTTCATGTATCAAATGTACATAGACATGCCCTGTCAGTCGTATATAATTGATACATACAAACGAATTTCTTCTTTATTATGACACCAGCAGAGTACAAAGAACTAATCAAAAAAGACACCATCAAAATTGGACAAGATGTAGAAATGACTGAATACAGCGAAGAGACTCAAGAGTTAATTGATGAGTTAGTTGATGATGGTAACGAACTCGAAGTGCTAGAGGATTTCATTAAAGAACATGGCGAAACATATTTCTTAACTTATATTGAAGAGTATCTACAAGCAGTAGATGAGTATGACGAGGACGTTGTTTCAGCATTCTTAGATATATTTGATATAGACTCTATCGGCAGTTTATCTGACGCCTATCAGGGCAGATATACAGATGGTGCCGAGTTTGCCGAGTCAATCGTTAGCGAGTGTTACTCTATGGAAATGCCTAGTTGGGTAGAGGTAGATTGGCAAAAAACTTGGGATAATGCTCTATCTTATGACTATTCAGAGTCAGATGGTCATATCTTTAACAATAATTTCTAATTGTTAAGACATTATTAAGAGTGGTTGCATACCGCTCTTGATAAACTATAATGGATACATAAGCGAGGTTGCAAACATTATCAAGTGCTTTGGGATACCTACCTCGCTTTCAAATTTTTTTCTCTCTTTCTTTATTATGAACTTTGGAACTTCAAACACCATACTCAACGATATGCTAACCGATTTTG